AAAGATGGCAGATTTAGACCAAAACGAGTACGAGCAGCCATCTCAGGCCGACAAGGACTTGACCGCATTTGTCGTTAACCACTGCGACAAGTGGCGGGACTACCGAAATGCCAACTTCATGACGTCGTATCTGGAATATGAGCGCATTTTCCGTGGTGAATGGGCAGCAGAAGACAAAACGCGCGAGTCTGAGCGCTCCAGAATCGTGACGCCTGCCACCCAACAGGCTGTAGAGACCAGACACGCTGAAATTCTTGAGGCAATTTTCGGCCAGGGTGAGTTTTTCGACATTCAAGACGACTTGCAAGACGTCAACGGCAGCCCGTTGGACGTGGGCGTGCTCAAAGCGCAGCTCATGGAGGACTTCAAGCAGGACAAGATCAGAAAAGCGATTGATCAGATCGAGCTGATGGCCGAAATCTACGGCACGGGCATCGGCGAAATCGTTGTCAAGACGGAAAAGGTGTTCGAGCCCGCAACGCAGGCGATTCCAGGCCAGATGGGCCAAGCGGCCATCGGCGTGGTGGAAAAAACACGCATCGCCGTGAAGATCATGCCTGTCAACCCCAAGAATTTCTTGTTTGACCCCAACGGCACGACGATTGACGACTGCATGGGTGTGGCGATTGAGAAGTATGTGGGCATCCACAAGATCGTTGAAGGCATGGAAAACGGCATTTACCGCAAGGTGGATATCGGTTCGGCCTCCGAGGACACTGATCTGGAGCCAACGCAAGAGGTCACGCAGTACCGCGACGAAAAAGTGCTCTTGCTCACGTACTACGGACTGGTTCCGAAGGAGTTGCTGGACGAAGACGCCGATGTAGTCGATCTGTTCCCCGAGGACTCGCAGGCTGACACGTACTCGAACATGGTGGAGGCGATTGTCGTAATCGCCAACGACGGCGTGCTGCTCAAAGCCGAGGCGAATCCGTACATGATGAACGACCGTCCGGTCATCAGCTACCAAGACGACACTGTACCCAACCGCTTGCTGGGTCGCGGTACGGTGGAGAAGTCTTACAACATGCAAAAGGCGATTGACGCCCAGGTGCGCAGCCATCTGGACAGTCTGGCGCTGACAACCTCACCCATGATGGGCATGGACGCCACCCGTCTACCACGCGGCGCACGGTTTGAGGTCAAGCCCGGCAAAGCGTTCATGGTCAACGGCAACCCAGCCGAGATTCTGTACCCGTTCAAGTTCGGCGAGACGAGTCTGAACAACCTGAACACGGCCAAAGAGTTCGAGCGAATGCTGCTGCAAGCCACTGGCACGCTGGACTCACAGGGTATGGTCAGCCAAGGCAACCGAGACGGTGCGGGCATGAGCATGGCGGTGGCCACGGTGATCAAGAAGTACAAGCGCACGCTGGTGAACTTCCAAGAGGATTTCTTGATCCCGTTCATCAAAAAAGCGGCGTTCCGGTACATGCAGTTCGACCCTGAGCGCTATCCGAGCGTAGACATGAAGTTCGTGCCGACGGCCACGCTGGGCATCATCGCCCGTGAGTACGAGCAGCAGCAGTTCATTGGTCTTTTGCAGACGCTGGGGCCAGACACTCCGGTGCTGCCGCTGATCTTGAAGGGCATCTTGAACAATTCTAGCCTGACCAACCGCTACGAGCTGATGGCAGCGCTTGACCAGATGAGCCAGCCAGACCCACAAGCGCAAGCAATGCAAGAAGCGCAGCAGCAGTTGGCCATGCAAGCGGCGCAGGCTCAGATCGCGGTCAGCACAACGCAGGCCGAGCAGAACCGGGCCGAGGCGACCAAGCTGATGACCGAGGCGCAGCTCATGCCGCAAGAGGTGCAGGCCAAGGTGATCGCATCGACCACCAAAAACCTGCCTGCTGGCAACGAGTCCAACGAGTTCGACAAGCGTGTGAAAATCGCTGAATTGATGCTCAAGGAAGCGGACATCAAGAACAAGAGCAAGATTGTTGAGTTGCAAATGAACAACGCAAAGAACAATGTTGTGGATGTGGAAAACGACTTCCTCGAAACCTTGAACACGGAGTTGACAAATGGCAATCGATAAAATTTTTGAGGGCGCAGCGCTGGACGGCATTGCGGACAACCTGTTCAACTCGGTCAGCAACTCGGTCTCAGAGATCAAGGCCATGCAGCAGCGCAAGGCCGCTGAAAACGTGCAGTTGGTGATTCAGGCACTCAAGAAGATCGACAACGACATCCGCGAGAAGTACGACGGCGTGGCCACGGTGATCGAAAAGCGCGTGGCCACGATCAAAGATGGCCGTAACGGCATCGACGGCAAAGACGGGCGCGACGGCAAGGACGGTCGCAATGGCCGTGACGGTGCGCCAGGTGCTCGCGGTATGGACGGCGCTCGCGGCATGGATGGCCAAGACGGTGAAGATGGTGTGTCGGTCACTGAGGCACACATCGACTTTGATGGCAGCCTGATCATCAGCCTGTCGTCGGGCCGTCAGATCAACGTGGGCGAGGTCGTGGCCCCCGATCTGGCCGAGAAGATCAAGGTGATCACCAATGGTGGTGGCACTAGTCAAGGCGTGCTGGACACATTGACCAGCCTGCAAAACCAGATCAATGCACTGGTGAGCTTAGGTTCAGTCACCTACGAGGGCACTTGGAACGCATCAACCAACACACCGACCATTGTGGCGGGCACTGGCGACAAGGGTGAGTATTACGTCGTGTCAGTGGCGGGCAACACCAGCATTGACGGCGAAACGCTGTGGGGTGTGGGTGACTGGATCATCTTCAACGGCGTGGTGTGGCAAAAGGTTGACGGCGGCAGCACAGGGGACCTCACCTCACTGACTGTTAGAGACAACACCATTTTGGGCAGCAGCAACAGCGACACGGTGACCTTCACTGCCCGTATCAACTCAGACTTTGATCCTGCAACAGATAATGCCTTTGATTTAGGTCGTGTTGGGCATGAGTGGCGTAATCTGTATCTTGATGGCACGGCTAATATTGACAGCCTGATTGCTGACACAGCGGATATTAACGGCGGCACGATTGATGGCGCGTCTGTGGGCGCTACAACAGCCTCTACAGGCGCGTTTACTACGCTGACCTCATCGTCTGATGCAACCCTGCATGGCCTCACCGTAGGCCGTGGTGCAGGTGCTGTGTCTACCAACACTGCGGTGGGTGCTAGTGCTTTGGCGGCTAATACGACTGGCAGTTTTAATACTGCTTTTGGTCAAACCGCTGGGTCAACAATTACCACTGGCACTGAAAACGTGGCTATCGGTCAAGGTTCAATGTCTAATGGAACGGTCACGGGCGATTACAACACCACTGTTGGAACCTCGTCCACGCGCAACCTGACCAGCGGAGCGTCCAACGTGGCGGTTGGTCATGCCGCGCTTAATGCCACCACCACAGGGGGGAATAACGTAGCCCTTGGAAAGTCTGCGCTTCAATTAAACACCACAGCATCTAACAACACTGCCGTCGGTTATCAGGCGTCTTATGCAAATACTACAGGCGCATCGAACGTATCGCTTGGAGCACTCGCTGGTTACACAAACACTACTGGCAACAACAACACAACTCTTGGAAACCAAGCAGGGCAGTCAAATGTCACGGGTTCGCAAAACGTATTTGTCGGGTCGGTTGCTGGATTTAACAGCACAGGCTCCAGCAACACTGGTGTTGGATACCAAGCGGTTCGCAATTCCAGCGGAGGGTCAAACGTAGGTGTTGGTCAGTCTGCGCTTGTAACAAATACCACGGGCGCAAACAATATCGCAGTGGGCAACAACGCACTTGCCGGAAATAGCACAGGCGCGTTTAACACCGCAATTGGCGACAGTGCAATGGCGGCAAACACCACTGCAAACGACAACGTAGCAGTTGGACAGTCCGCATTGGATGCCAATACTACTGGCGCAGCCAACGTGGCTTTGGGTCGTGATGCTTTAGGGGCCAACACTACAGCAAGCTATAACACCGCTGTTGGATACCAATCGGGGTATAGCAATACTACAGGTGCATCCAATCAGGTTTTTGGCTATCAGGCGCTGTATTCAAACCAAACTGGCAGCAACAACGCTGCATTTGGTACAGGCGCTTTGTACGCAAACACTGCCAGTGATAATGCTGCATTTGGTTCAGGTGTTACCGCAGTAGCGGGGGGCGCACTTGTTTCAAACACAACTGGAGAACGCAATGCAGCTTTTGGTGGGGGCGCTGCTTCTTCTAACACCACGGGCAATTACAACACCGCAATTGGCACTCTTGCATTGAAGTCCAACACCACAGCCTCCGAAAACACTGCTGTTGGTTATCAGGCTTTATATAGTCAAACAACAGCAGGTACTGGTTCTAACACTGCTTTTGGTCATCAAGCAGGTTACGACACCAACGGTTTTTACAACACCTTCATTGGATACAAATCTGGCCTGCCTTCTACGGGCAACCAAAACACCTTCATAGGTCATGCTTCTGGCTCGGCAATGACCAGTGGCTCCAAGAACACCATCCTTGGCGTTTACAACGGCAACCAAGGTGGCCTCGACATCCGCACTGGCAGCAACTACATCGTGCTGTCTGATGGGGATGGGAACCCGAGGGGGGTTTTTGACAACAATGGGAATTTGTTGGTTGGGGCGACTAGTACCATAAGCATTTCTGGCGTTTCAACAGGCCATGCTTTTGTTCAAGCGACAGATGGTAGATGGATTACAGGTTTTAGACATTCCACAACAGCGACCCCTTGGGGCATTGCTATTGATTATTCTGCTGTTGCACCAAACGACACAAGCAGCCACTTTTTGTTTTGCACTGACAGTGCTGCAACCCGAGCAGTAATTCGCTCAAATGGTGGTCTTGCTAACTACCAAGGCAACGATGTCAACTTGTCAGACCGCCGAGAGAAGACCAACTTTGCCCCGGCTAAGTCGTACCTTGAAACCATCTGCGCTATCCCTGTGCAGACCTTTAACTACATCGACCAGAACATGGAAGATGACCCCGGCCTGACGCTTGGTGTTGTGGCTCAAGATGTTCAAGCCGTTGCGCCTGAGTTGGTCATGGAAAGCAATTGGGGCAGCAAAGACGACCCCAAGATGCGCCTGTCGATCTACCAGACCGATTTGCAATACGCCTTGATGAAGGCTTTGCAAGAACTCAAAGCAGAATTTGATGCTTACAAGGCGGCACATCCATGATTACCCAACAACAAGCCTTAGACCTGTTTGAGTACCGTGATGGAGATTTGCACTGGAAGGTGCGTCCTGCGAACTTGGCTGTCTGTGGAACTGTCGCTGGTTACAAAAACACCAAAGACTCGTATTGGCGAGTGGTTGTGCAGGGGAAAATGTATTTGAAGCACCGCCTTGTATTTTTGTACCACCACGGCAATTTGCCCAAGTATGTTGACCACATCAACGGCAACCGAGAAGACAACAGGATTGAAAACTTGCGCTTGGCTACACAAGCTGAAAATGCAAGAAACGCTAAACTTCCACGCCACAACACATCAGGGGTTAAAGGCGTGTGCAAGCCTAAAAAAGATAAGAACTGGACTTGTTCATTGCGAACAAACAAAAAACTCAAAACTGTTGGTGGGTTCAAAAACAAGGAACTGGCTCAGGAGTTTATGGAGTTGTGGCGTGAAATGGCACACGGGCAATTTGCCAATCATGGTTAACCAAAGGAAACCAAAATGACAACTTTTACCACTACTATTAATTCGATGTACACGCTCAACACCCCCGATCCCGGGTACGTTGTGAACGTACTGTGGACAGTGACCGGGGTGGACGGCGACAACACTGCCTCCATCGGCGGCAACACACAGTTCAGTTCTGCTGACCAAGAGGGCGCATTCGTGCCTTACGAATCGCTGACTGAGGCTCAAGTCTTGGCGTGGATTCCCGCCAACCAGATCGAGAGCGCACAAGCCTGCGTGCAGGGCCAGATCGACAGCATGATCACCCCACCTGTCAGCCCACAAAGCACAACTTTGCCTTGGGCAGCTTGATTAGTTGAGGTAACACATGACCACCATCGACAAGACTGACGCACGGCTGTCAACGCACGAGGAAGTTTGTGCGATCAGGTACGAGCAGATCAACGCACGGCTCAAGCGTCTTGAACACATCATCATGCAAGCTGCTGGCGTCATGATCCTGTCAATGGCGGGGACTATATTTAGCGCCGTGTGGATTCTCAAATGAAAGACTGGGCCGTCAGTTTCATCGCTGCGGTCCTAATTGTTGGATTCATCGTCTACTGTGCCAAAGTTGTAATTTGGGCTTTTTATGTTGGCTGAACTTGCGATTTGCAACGCCGCGTTTTCCGTGATCAAAGAAACCGTCCAAAACGGCGGCGACATCATGGCCGCTGGCCAGAAGTTGTTTGACTTCTTTGACAACAAAAACGCTATCCAGAAGAAGGCCAACAGCGGCAACGACATGGAAGCGTTTGCGGCTCTTGAGCAGATCAAGAACAACGAGGCTGAACTCAAGCGCATGATGGTGTACCACGGTCGTGCAGGGCTTTGGGATGACTGGCTCAAGTTCCAGAAAGAAGCCAAGCAACGGCGTGAGGCTGAGGAAAAGGCTGAGTTTCGCAAGAAGGCTGCACGCAAAGCAAAGATTTGGCTTACCCTCATGTGGGCTGCAATTGTGTCTTTGCTGGGTGTTCTCATGACCGTCGGCCTTTGGGTCGTGTCGCAACTGAAAGGAAAGTAATGCTGTCACTCATCTCAACCCTTGGGGGTCTGCTGATCTCTGGCTTACCCAAGCTGCTGGAGTTCTTCCAAAACAAAGCCGACCAAGCGCACGAGTTGCGGCTGGCGCAGATGCAGACAGAGCGCGAGTTGCAAATGGCTGCCGCTGGTTTCGCAGCCCAAGCTCATATCGAGGAAATCCGCACTGAGCAAGTCGCTATGCAGACCCAGGCTGAAATGGTGCAGGGCGCTCAAGACCACGACAAGGCAGTGCTGGAAAAGGCATCCAAATGGGTCGCCAACTACATCGGCACAGTGCGCCCCACGGTGACGTATATCTTTGTGGCCGAGCTGGTCGCCATCAACGCCTTCCTGTGCTACTACCTGTGGAGTAATCCCGGCCTGATCACCAGCATGGACGATGTGCTGCGCTACGCCGACATTATTTTCAGCCCTGATGAGATGGCTATGCTTGGCGGAATTATTGGATTTTGGTTCGGAAGTCGTAATTGGAGCAAGAAGTGAAAACTTCTGATCTAGGCATCCACTTGATGCACGAGTTTGAGGGCTACCGGAATCGCCCATACAAATGCAGTGCAAAAATCTGGACTGTCGGGTGGGGCCACGCCATGTACGGCGATCAGTTGCGCCTGCCCAACGTGCGAACAGGAACCTACACCGGGATGATCCGCGATGACTACCAACTCAAGCCCGAAGACAACCGGGTCTGGTCGAAAGAGGAACTGGTTGAGATATTCAAAACTGACCTCGTTTCTTTTGAACGCAGTGTTCTTCGACTTGCTCCCAATCTGGCTGGCCATCAGCGCAAGTTTGACGCTTGCGTCGCTCTGGCCTTCAATGTAGGCTCGGGCAACTTCCAGCGCAGCACGGTGCGTCAAAAGATTTTGAGGGAAGATTGGGAAGGCGCTGCCGAGGCGTTCATGTCCTGGTCAAAAGCGGGCGGGAAAGTCCTGCCCGGCCTGGTCAGACGCCGCAAGGCTGAGATTGCACTATTCCTATCGTGAGAAACACATGACACATGACCTGCAAAAATACTATGAGGACAGGTTCGACCTGTTCTCCCGCCCAGGCTGGCGCGATTTAATGGAAGACATTGACGTAATGCTGGAGGCGATGAATAACGTCTCTACCATTGCGGATGAAAAAAGTCTACAATTTCGCAAAGGTGAGATTTCGATATTGATCTGGCTGAAAACCCTGAAAGGGGTCAGCGAACAGGCGTATGAGGAATTGAATGAAAAGAATGTATGAATTTGCCTGCGATTGCGGGCAGCGCACTGAGGCGCTGGTGGATTATGAGACCGCCAGCGTGCAGTGTGGGTGCGGGGGCACAGCCCACCGCACCATAAGTGCTCCGTCGATTAACTTGGAGGGGTGGTCCGGTCATTTTCCGTCTTCATGGCTGAAATTTGACCAAAAGCACCGCACCAAGTTAGCGGCAGAGCGCAAAGCCAACGCATAAGCAACACCGCCGCGTTGATTCTCCTACAACCTAAAAGGCAGGAACCCGTATGTTGATTGAAAATGAACCTGAGTCGCTAGGCGAACTCGAAACTGAAGAAGCCAAGACATCAGAACTTCCTGAGAAATACAGGGCCAAAAGTTTGGAAGAAGTCGTGCGGATGCACCAAGAAGCTGAAAGGCTGATTGGCAAGCAGGCCCAAGAGGTCGGCGAAGTCCGTAAGTTGGCTGACGAGTTGCTCAAGCAGAACCTCGGTTCTAAGCAACAACAGACACAAGATGAACCGGAAGTAGATTTTTTTGAGAACCCGCAAAAGGCGGTTCAAGCAACGATTGATAGACACCCCGATGTTCTCGCAGCCCGGCAAGCCGGACTCGACTTCAAACGGATGCAGATTCAGCAAAAGCTGGCGAAAGACCATCCTGACTACTCCCAAGTGGTCAACGATGCTGGTTTCCAAGAGTGGGTGAAATCTTCACCTGTTCGTGTGGGCCTGTACGCCAAAGCCGATGGTGAGTTTGACTATGATTCGGCCAATGAACTGCTGTCCACATACAAAGAGTTGCGCGGGGTGAAAGCCCAGCAAGCCTCCACTGCTGACAGTGCCTCGCGCACCAAGAGCATGAAGGCAGCGCAAGTTGATGTCGGCGGAAGCGGCGAGAGTTCCAAACGAGTCTACCGCAGGGCAGACCTGATTCGGCTCAAAATGACCGACCCAGCTCGATACGAGGCGCTGAACGATGAGATTCTGACGGCGTACTCCGAGGGCCGGGTCCGATGACCTAACTTTTTGATTTTGGAGAATTTAACATGGCATACCCAACCCCCCAAGTAACGAACACCACCGCAGCAACGTTCATCCCCGAGATTTGGAGTGATGAAATCATTGCTGCCTATAAGAAGAACCTCGTCATGGCCAACCTGGTCATGAAGATGAACTTCAAGGGCAAAAAAGGCGACACGGTTCACATCCCCGCACCTACCCGTGGCAACGCCACTCTTAAGGCAGCATCCACTGCTGTGACTTTGATCGCTGACACCGAGTCCGAAGTTGTGGTGAGCATCAACCGTCACTTCGAGTACAGCCGATTCATCGAGGACATCACCGAAGCTCAGGCTTTGGCCTCGCTGCGTCAGTTCTACACCTCGGACGCTGGTTACGCTTTGGCCCGCGCTGTTGACACCGATCTGATCCAGTTGGGTCGTTCGAGCAACGGCGGCGCTGGCACCAACGCTTACGCCACCGGCGCATTTGTTGGTGGTGACGGCACTACCGCTTACGTTGCTGGCAGCAACAACGAAAGCGCATTGACCGATGCAGCCATCCGCCGCACGATCCAGCGCCTGGACGACAACGACACCCCGATGGACCAGCGTTTCTTTATCATCCCTCCATCCAGCCGTAACACGCTGATGGGCTTGGCTCGCTACACCGAGCAAGCGTTTGTGGGTGATGGCAACGCTATCCGCAACGGTGAGATCGGCAACCTGTACGGCATCCCCGTGTTCACGACCAGCAACGCTGACACGACCAGTGGCACAGCCGCAGCTCGTGTGTGCTTGATGGGCCACCGTGACTCGATGGTGTTGGTCGAGCAGATTGGCATCCGTTCGCAGACTCAGTACAAGCAAGACTACCTGTCTACCTTGTTCACCAGCGACACACTGTATGGTGTTGCCGCGCTGCGTAACGCTGCCTCCGTGGGCGCAGCCAAGTCTGCATCCATGTTTGCCCTCGTTGTGCCAGCCTAACCCCCACACCCCCCAGAAATGGGGGGTATTAACTTTAAGGAGTTAGATCATGGCTGCTGCATCTGCAATTACTTCCCGTCGCGGGAATGACCAATTCCGAGGTATCTTTTCTGATACTTGGGCTATCACCTGCACTTTGGACACTGCTGAAATCCTAGACCAAGCTGCAGCTACCGACACTGTGGCGGTTCCAGGCGTTGTCTTGGGCGATATGGTGATTGGCATGTCGGCTGGCGTGAGCGAGGCGGGGCTTGTTCGCCGCGCCTACGTTTCTGCCGCCAACGTGGTGACCATCGCCACGACCAACACAACTGGCGGGGCGGTCAACTTGGCTGCCACGACCGTTAAGTTGGTCATTGGCCGCATGGTGTAAATGAAAGGGGGCTTCGGTCCCCTTTCTACTGAAAGAAAATCATGGCTACATTTCGATGCTTGCAAAGCGGCAACACTGTGACCTTTACACAACAGCATGACATTGACACTATGCGCGGTCATGCAGGTTATGTTCGGGTCGATGAAAACGGCGAGCTGGTGCAGGTCCAAGAGGCCATCAAAGAATTACCAATGATTGCCTCTGCGCCAGTTAAACGCATGGGCAGACCCCGCAAGGCAGTAACCATCTAAGGAGCACATCATGCCAATGGTCGGAACAAAGAAGTTTGCCTACACACCCAAGGGCAAAAAAGAAGCCAAAGAGCAGTCGATGAAGTCGGGCAAGCCCGTCAAGTCCATGCCTCTTCGCGGCTCACGCACGGCGACCAACAAAGCCAAGAAAGGTTAAATAATGGCCGCCTTAACTGAACCTACCGCACTTCTAACCGATGTTGGGGTTACGGGTGCGTCTCGTGCTGTGCAAGCAGATGCTGGTCAACCAGCGTTCTTGCAAGTTTCAGGCATTACATCAGCCACTGTTGTGTTGCAAGGTAGTCTTGATGGCACAAATTGGTCAACTCTCGGAACGGCTTTGACCGCTGATGGACTCGTTACGGTTGCCAATGCTCCTAAGTATTTGCGAGCAAACTGCACGCTTTATGTAAGTGGCACGATCACCGCCAAAATCATGTATTGAGGGGAACCCTATGAAGCCCGGCCTCTACTCCAACATCGCAGCCAAGAAAGAGCGCATCAAAGCGGGTTCTGGCGAGAAGATGCGCAAGCCCGGCGCTAAGGGCGCTCCAACCGCTGCGGCTTTCAAGGCTGCGGCTAAGACTGCCAAAAAGAAATGAAAACCCCAGCTTGGCAGCGCAAAGAAGGACAATCCAAGACTGGCGGCTTGAATGCCAAGGGTCGGGCGTCTTATAATGCGTCAACCGGGGGCGATCTCAAAGCCCCCGTGAAGTCGGGCGACAACCCTAGACGGGCCTCCTTCTTAGCACGCATGGGCAATATGCCTGGGCCTGAGATGAAAGACGGTAAGCCCACCCGGCTACTCTTGTCTCTGAAGGCTTGGGGCGCATCGTCCAAAGAGGATGCTAAGTCCAAAGCCAAAGCGATCTCCGCGAGGAACAAGAAATGACCTACCTTCAACTGATCAACGATGTGCTGGTACGGCTGCGTGAAACCCAAGTCGCGTCCAACTCAGCAACACCATATTCAACATTGATCGGGCGATTCGTCAACGACGCCAAGCGCCAGATTGAGGACTCGTTCAGTTGGAACGTGTTGGGGCAAACGATCACAGTCACCACGACGCCAGGTACGTACATATACTCTTTGACGGGCGCTGGCCAGAAGTTTCAAGTCATGGATGTGATCAACGTCACAAACTTGACGCAAATGCAAAACATCTCCTTTGTGGAGATGAACCGTTTTCAGAACTTGTCAGCCCCAGTCTCAGGTCAGCCCAACTACTACGCTTTTGATGGCGTGGATGGTAACGGCGATACCAAGGTGGTACTGTTCCCACGCCCAGACGGGGTGTACACCATCCCATTCTCGCTGACTGTACCCCAAGCACCTCTCGCAGCGGATAACACATTGGTCCTGGTGTCTGACGCGCTGGTCGTGCAAAACGCCTACGCACGGGCGCTGGTCGAGCGCGGCGAAGACGGCGGTCTTAATTCATCCGAGGCGTATCAGCTATACCGGGGGATGCTGGCTGACCAAATTGCGTTGGAAGGCACCCGTTATCCAGAAAACCAAGAGTTTGTTGCCATATGAGCCAAGCCCTCCAGACTGCTAGTGTCTCAGCGCCAGGTTTCTTCGGGCTGAACACCCAAGACTCGCCCTTAGACTTGGCGGCTGGTTTTGCACTGGTTGCAAATAATTGCATCATTGACCAGTTCGGTCGTATTGGTGCAAGAGAAGGGTTCCGCCGAATCAACGCTTCGTCAGGCGCTTTGGGCGACAACAGCGTCACGGTCATCCATGAGTTGGTGCAAGCTGACGGCGTGCTGACCATATTGTTTGCAGGCAACAACAAGCTCTTTAAACTCGACGGGTCCAACGCCGTTGTTGAGCTGACGTATGGGGGCGGGGGTACAGCGCCGCTGATCACTGCGAACAATTGGCAGTGCGCGTCTCTCAACGGCATAGCCTACTTCTTTCAAGTGGGCTTTGATCCACTGATCTTCGATCCTGCGGTTAGCGCCACCACATACCGCAGGGCCAGCGAGAAGGCGGGCGCAACAGGCACACCGCCTCAAGCCAACATTGTTATCTCGGCGTATGGCCGCTTGTGGGCTGCGGACACCTCGTCCGATAACGTCACGGTTTTCTTCTCCGACTTGCTTAGCGGGCACAAGTGGACTGGCGGGTCTTCGGGCAGTCTGAACGTCAACACGGTTTGGCCAAGCGGCGCGGACAACATCACCGGCTTGGCTGCGCACAACAATTTCTTGCTGATCTTTGGTAGCCGTCAGATTCTGGTCTACCAAGGTGCAAACGACCCCACTGCTACGTCGCCAGCCGTATTTGCGTTGGCCGATACAGTCAGCGGCATAGGGTGCCTCGCCCGCGACTCGATTCAATCGACTGGCAAGGACGTTTTGTTCCTGTCTAACTCGGGCGTGCGGTCTTTTGCCCGAACGATCATTGAAAAATCACTGCCTGTTGGCGACATCTCCAAAAACGTCCGCAACGATTTGATACAGATTTTGGCGAGCGAGATACCCGCCAACATCAAGTCAGTCTACTCAGAAACCAAGGCGTTCTACTTGCTGACCCTTCCGTCAGTCAACGAGGTGTATTGCTTTGATACCAGAGTGCAACTGCAAGACGGTTCGTTCCGCGTAACGGTTTGGGATTCCATCCAGCCGTCTGCTTTGCTCTCTCGCCGCAATGGTGACTTGTTCCTAGGCAAGAGTGGGTTTGTTTGTAAATACGGCACGTATCAAGACCACACCAGTTCTTACCGGTTCATGTATTACACGAACAACGCTGACTTGGGCAACCAAAACATCATCAGCATTTTGAAGCAGCTCAAGCTCATCGCAATTGGCGGCAGCAACCAGACGGTCACGATCAAGTACGGCTTTGATTTCGCGGCGAACTACCAGTCTGTCAACGTGATTATTCCGACGCAAAGCGTAGCGGAGTACGGCATTGCTGAATTTGGGGCAAACGGCGTGCCGCTGGCCGAGTATGTCGAGGGCGTAGCGCTGCAAACGCTCTCTGCGCCTGCCTCCGGTAGCGGTAAAATTGTTCAAACTGGATACGAGTCTGACATCAACGGCGCTGCGCTGTCGATCCAGCGCATCGAAATCCAAAGCAAAGATGGGAAAACATCGTGAGTAACTACGTTCAAAGCACCAACTTCGCGACCAAAGATACGTTGCCCACAGGCAACCCACTCAAGATCGTCAAAGGCACGGAGATCAACGCCGAGTTTGTCAACATCGCCGTAGCGGTCGCAACAAAAGCTGACTTGATCTCGCCAGTGCTGGTCACACCCGCGCTTGGAACGCCCGTCAGCGGCGTGTTGACCAACTGCACCGGGCTGCCTAGCTCGGGTTTGCTCACAAACTCGCTCACGATTGGCGGCACTGCCATTGCACTCGGCGCGTCTACCAACGCTCTGGCAAACGACATCACCATCAACGACGTCACAATTGGGCGCGGCGCAACTTCCGAAATCACCAATACCGCATTGGGTAATGGCACATTAGGCGCAGTAACCACAGCCATTAATTGCACAGCCGTGGGCACTTCAGCACTGTTCAGCAACACAACTGGAGCAAGGAATACGGCGGTCGGCGTGCGTGCTTTGGTTACAAACACCACCGGCGTCAACAACGTAGCCGTTGGCGTTAGCTCTTTGGATCAAAACTTGAGTGGCCTTTCCAACATTGCTGTTGGGCGCTCCGCGCTGTTCGATAACACAACAGGGTCCAGCAACGTGGCCATCGGAACAGTTGCCCTGAGCAACAACATTTCCGGCAACTCCAACGTGGCGATTGGCTTGGATTCGCAGTTCACCAACACCACCAGCACAGGCAACATCGGTATCGGCTTTGCCACGCTGTTCTCAAACAATTCCGGCACGTCTAACATGGCGATTGGCGGCAGCTCGTTGTACAACAACAACGCGGGCTTCAACAACATCGCCATCGGTGTTGACTCTATGTTTACGAACACCACCGGCGACGGCAACATCGCGGTAGGCTATCAGGCCATGTTTGACAACGTGACCGGCAGCCAAAACGTGGCGGTCGGTGTGCAAGCATTGGAAGGCAACATAGGTGCTATCTATAACACTGCGGTTGGCTTCCAATCACTTTACGCAAACAACGGCTATGGCAACACGGCCATCGGTCACATAGCGTTGGTTGGCAACACCGGCGGTCAGTCCAACGTGGCGATTGGTAAGTCGGCGCTCGGCGCTTGCACTACCGGCTCGGGCAACACGACCATCAACGCGATGAATGGCTCAAGTGTTTACGCGCCTGTCTTTAACGTCACCACAGAAAGCAATCGTTTTGTCGCGGGTTCAACTGGTGTGACCAACGCCTATGTTCAAGTGGCTTGGACGGTCGTTTCTGACGCGCGGGACAAGACCGACTTCGCGCCCGTACCCCACGGCTTGGACTTTGTGACCAAACTCAAGCCTACTACCTATCGGTACAAGCTTAATCGTAGCGACACAGAAGGCCACGGCCCGCTGCGCTACGGCTTCAAGGCCCAAGACGTGTTGGAGCTGGAAGGCGACAACCCAGTGATTGTGGACACCGAAGACACTGAAAAGCTCAAGTTCAACGATCAGTCGATGATTGCTGTTTTGGTAAACGCCATCCAAGAACTCAAAGCCGAGTTCGACGCTTACAAAGCCACACATCCTTGAAAGCCATAGATGACTACATTCACAGCCAAAATCCTTGCGATGAACACCTTGCAGCAGCCGGGCCCCGATTACGTGGTCAGCATGTTGTGGGAACTCACTGGCGTAGATGGCCAGCACACCGCGTCTGTACGCGGCACCACGCACTTTGACTCATCTGAGCAGTCTGGGCCAGTGACGCCATATAGCGCGCTGACACCCGAGATCGTCGTGAGCTGGATTTCGCCGGAAGACATGCTGGTTGCCCAGCAGTGCGTTCAGGGCCAAATCAACACCCTGATCGCGCCGCCTGTTCTGCCGCAAAACACGCCGCTGCCTTGGTAACCTTATGATCACTCATCACTTCAGCGATGGTCTGTACGCCAAGCAAGCGGTTATCCCCGCAGGTACAGCCATTCTGAAGCACACGCATGAGTTCAGCCATCTGTCGATCCTGGCCGCTGGCAAGGTGGCAGTGATGAAGGGTGATGCGATTGAGGTGATCGAGGCCCCGGCCTGCATAGAGATCAAGGCTGATTTGACGCACGGCGTCAAGGCCCTTACAGATTGCGTTTGGTTTTGTATTCACGCCACTGACGAGACTGACCCGTCAAAAGTGGATGACGTTTTGATTGGAGTTTGATATGCCATTTATCGCAGCAGGCGGCGCGCTTATCGGAGGTCTTCTTCAAGGCCGTTCCGCCCGTAGAGCCGCACAAACACAGGCCGACGCGCAGCGCGATTCAGCGCGGATGGCGGCTGAAGAAGCTCGGTTCCGACCAGTCGGCATCACGACACGTTTTGGCCGGTCTGACTTTGGGATTGGCCCTGACGGGCGTGTGTCAAGCGCTGGTTACACGCTCGACCCACAACTTGCGGCCATGCAGGATCGCTTCTTGGGTCTGGCGGGTGGTGGTCTGACGCAAGCCGAAGGCGCGCAGCAGCAGTTTGCTCCGCTGCAAGGTGCAGCGCAAGGTCTGTTTGGCCTTGGTCAGCAGTATTTGGCGCAGTCTCCCCAAGAGGCCGCGCAGCAGTTCATGTCGCAGCAGCAGAACCTTTTGGCCCCTAGCCGTGAGCGTCAGTTGTCGCAACTGCAAAACCGAATGTTCAACACAGGTCGTCAAGGTCTGGCTGTTGGCGCTACTGGCGCGCGCCCTGGCGGCGGTGCAGGTCTCGGTGCAGCAAACCCCGAGCTGGAGGCGTACTACAACGCTTTGGCTCAACAGGACGCGCAACTGGCGGCTGGGGCGCAGCAAGCGGGTATGGAACAGGCCCGATTCGGTGCTGGTTTGTTTGCAACAGGTGGAAACCTGCTTGATCAGGGCTACAGAGGTCAGACAGCAGCGCTCGGCCCATATGAAGCGTATTTGCGCAGCGCGGCTGGTTTGGAGACGCTGGGGCAAGCGCCTTTGGACATCGGCGCTCAGTTGGGTGGTCGTATGGCCAACCCGACAGGTGCGCAGGCGCTCTTACAAGGCGGTATGGGCGCGGCGCAAAGCCAGTTCGCGGCCAACGCCTACAACCCGTTCGCCACAGCGCTGACAGGCTTGAGCCAGAACAGGCAGTTCACCGGCGCTCTGGCAAACCAGTTTGGTGGTGGCGGTACTTTCCGTGCGGACCCCAACGCGTACGCCTTCGGCACGCAATCTTGGGAATAAGGAGTAAGACATGGCAGAGATTGTTCAATCCTTGTTCGGCGTTTCGCCGGAGATGTACCAACGACAACAGCAAGATCGGGCTGACGCTCAGGCGTTGCGCTTTGCGCAGCTCGACCCGTTCCAGCAAGCGAACTTCGCCATTGGCCGTGGAGCCAACATGCTGGGCGGCGCAATCGGCGGCGCGCTCGGTGGCCAAGACCCTGAGTTGCAGCGCATCACGCTGCGCCAGCAGATTGCAAGCCAGATCGACTTTACAGACCCTGCGTCTATCCAGCAAGGCATGAACGCTCTGGGTGACGACGTGATGGGTAAACAGCAGTTGGCGCAGATATACCGCCAGCAGCAAGAAAGCGGTGCCCTGATCGCACAGCGTACGGCTGCGGCCACGCGGGAGCGCGCGCCTACGGGCGATGTCGCGAAAGGAATGCGCGTAAACGAGATAACCCGAGCCCTTCAAACACCTGAGATAAGCGCGCTTGAGCGTATCGGCTTGGAAGCAGAATTAAACTCACTGAGCCCGGCCAAAGCTAAAGAGCCTACAACCCCTGAAATAACTAACGCTGCTGCTTTTGCCGCTACCAAGGGTGAGCCCGGCACACCGGCGTACACAGCCGCGTTCCAATCTAAATTTAATGAATTGATTGCACCCAAAGAAGCCAAAGGCCCATCGTTTGGCACGGACCGCGAGGCCGTGGCTGCAACAATGTTTGACAACAAAACATATGCGGAATTAACGCCCGCGCAAAAAGCAGAAGTCAACAAAGCCGTCGATGAGTCAAAAAAATCTGTTGCCGCAGCAGGGGCCCCCCGTTTGCCTGGCGAACCTGTCAAGACCAAAGACTGGATGGACTTCACTCAGAATGTGTTGAGTAAAGACCCGGTAATGCTTCGCACATCCACCATTCTTTCGGATGCGCCTGCGGCTATTGAGACAATCCGGCTGTCTGCGTCAAACGATATCGCAGCAAATGCTTTGCCTGGTTCTTTAGCCCGGCTTACTGGTGAGGGTAAAAATATGTCCAACGCCGACGTAGCGCGTTTTGCGCGTACGGGTGGTTTGGACGACCGTTTGGCGCAAGACGTCGTAAAGTTTTTCTCAGGTCGGACAACCAACGTGAAAAAAGAACAGGCCGAACGGTTTGCTACGGCGTTGTATCGCGGCGCGTTGATCGAGCGCAGAAAAAAACTTGTGGACGAATCAGACCAGTACGGTTACTTGGACTCGCCTAACTACAAGATTGCGTTGCGGCAAATCGACGATCAGTTGGCAAGATTTAAGCTGGCGCCTAAGCCCGGAGCAGCGGATGCGCCTGCGGGCACACCGCCAGCGGGTGGACTTAGCGCTGCCGAACAGGCTGAGTTAGATCAACTTCGCTCACGTTACAGAAGGAATCCACAATGACGCCTCGTGAAGAATTAGAAGCGCTGCGCCGGATGGCCGAGCTTGAGGCAAAAGCAGCTCCTCCGACGCGTGAACAACTCATAAGCCAAATCCCCACCACGGGCGCTCCGACAGCGCCGCAACCACGCCCTGCCACAAGCATGGGTGAATACTTGCGTACGATGGCGGCGCGGGGGCTGACAGCGGATGTTGCACGGTTGACCTCAGGCAGTGCAGCTCAAACAGGGACGTTTGCGGGCGCGTTTCCGACACAACCTGAATTGGAAGAATTCACAACACCAAACATCCAGCGTCGCATGGGCGTTGACGTTGACTTGCGCCCTGCAACCACTACGCAACGTATGCTAGGTGCGGGAGTTGAGGCCGTGGCATCCCCCCTTAACTTATTTGGCCTTCCAGCCACTGGCCCCGCGCGAGCAGCAGTAGCAGCGGGGGCTGCGGCGGCCGGTGTTGGCGGTGAGTTTGGTGGTGAAGTTGGCGGGCAAGTCGCTGGCGTGCCTGGCCAAGTCACTGGCGGTATTCTTTTTGCGCTGGCGTCCGGCGGCGGCGCGGTCAAAGGCGTGGAGTCGCTTTTGAGCCGGGGTAAGGGCGTTGACCTCAAGGACTTCAATGTAGAAGACTTGGCTGGGATAGAAGGCAGCTCGGTTGCAAAGGATTTGGTCGAGAAAGCCTTGGCTGCGGACCCCGGTCTGAATGCGCGGCTGTTAGACATCAAGAAAAAGGTTGATTTCGTTGGTGGCCAAAGCGGCGTTCTAGCCAGCGGCGGTATAGACAATAAAGTGTTTCGCAGCGCATTGACCAAACTTGCGCAAAGCGACGAGAAGATTGGCAGTGAACTGCAAAAAATCTACACAGATTTGCAGACAGCCGTCCGCAATAAGGCCACGGAGCTGTACCCACAGCCGAGCAGTACGTTGCCAAGCGCGGGTAAAGCCGCAGCAGCCGCCGAAATCGACTTCAACAAGCGGCTTGGCGCTATCGCTGCGCAACAGGCCAAGCTAACGCAATCGCTTGATTTGGGCGGTGCCCCCGTTGAGTTGGGTAAGTCAATCCAAAACCTGACGCTTGCACAAGAAGCGGCAGCGCGGAGCGCCTTGTCGCCCGACTACAACAGCGTCAAAAAGCAGGCGTCGGCTATGGGCGCAATCTTGCCTGCTGCGCAAACGCAGTCCTTGCTGGACACTGCCAAGGACTTGTTCATGCAAGACCCTTGGGGTCGTCAATCCAGTTTGCTCAAGCTGGTGGAAAAACAGTCTGGCGAATTTGAAAAGCTGCGCGGGCGTGCAGCGCCAGTTTCTACAGGCCAGACGCTGCCGTCGGTCACTGGCGACTTATCTGCTGGCTTAGATATCACCAGTTTGGATTCGCTCAAGCGCCGTGTGGCCGAAGACATCCGCACGGTCAAGTCCGACAGCACTCGCGACAAATTGGTCCTGTTGCAGCAGCGCGTTGACGACGCCCTCAATCAAGTGCAAAACAGTAGCGGCGACGTAAGAGTTAATTTCCGTGGCCAGCCAACTACCTTTGGCAACGCCATGCAGCAGCTTGATCTGGACTACTACAACAAGGTAGGCATCCCGTTCAAAGACGCCGATGCGGTGCAGAAGATCGGCGCTCAAGAATACGCCGAGCGCATTGCACCTCAGTTGGCGGGTAGCCCCACGTCCATGTCGCAGTTCTTGCGCATAGCAGGCGACGAGGGCGTTCCTTTAGCCGAGAAAGCTGTGATGTCCAAGCTGTACACGCAGTCTTTGGGTAAAGACGGGTACATTGACCCGATGAAGCTGGATGCGCTGTTAACCAAAACAAGCAACAACGGCGGGTACAGCGACATCTTGACGCAACTGCCGGATTTGCAGAATAGGCTGACTGACGCAACCCAACGCGCCGACTTCCTGTCATCGCAGCGCGTTGCTATCGACGACGCTGCCAAAGCGGAGCGTGTGCGTATCGGCGACAGTTTCTTGGCCGACTACGACCGAGGCGGCGTTGAGGCAATAACAGCCCGCATGTTGGGTGCCAACGGCATAGGCTATCAAGCCAAGTTTATGAACGACTTAAAAAAGTTGTCGCCGGATGACCAGACCAACGCAACGCTCGCTGTGCGCAACGCAATGGTCACCAAAATGCTGGACAGCAAAAACCCGTTTGAGTTCTTGAACAAGAACAAAACGGCGTACACCAAAATGTTTGGTAAGTCGCACGTTGACAACTTGGCTGCGATGGCCGATGTCCAGCGATTGGCGACCAAAATCGACGTTGAGCGCTTGCCTCTAAACGATGTTGCCATTAAGCAAATGTCGGCGATGCAGCGCCTTCTTGGTGGCGTAGACCCCAAGCAAGTGTCGGCTATCGCAGTCAATCAGATTTCCAGCGTGTTCAACAAGGGCTTCCGAATTGCGGCTTTGATTGGCCAGCAAAACATTGACCAGGCCACAAGAGAGGCACAGCGCAAGCTGTTCATGGACCCGAACGGTCTTGATAGCACAGTCAAAGCGACAACGCGCTTGATCAGTAAAAAAGGTCAAGAGGTCGATTTGAAATCGCTTATCAAACCCGATGACTTATCCAACGTAGCCAGCTCATTGGGCATGAGCGTGCTGCGATCGGGTTATTTGGGCGGCTCTGTTGCAGCGTCCGAAAGCGAAGTGATGCCCGAAGAGACTGGCGATTTCTACCAGTACACGCCACAAGAGTAAGCGTCACAGCCGTCCCTTGGGCACCTCGTGCTTATTCAGGAACGGCTTGACGCCGGGCTTGGCTCGGCTGTAGATGCCAAAGGCTTTGTAATCAGTGCTAGGGGCCACGCCCTTGGCTCTGAACGCAACATCTTGCAAGAAGATGCTCGGGCGTGGGTCTTTCTTCCAATCAAACGGGCTCATACAGTCTCCACAATAGGACGCGATTTCTTAAGGCGCACAGTTTCAGTTACAAACTCCATCGCCGTCTCCAACTGCTTGACCGTTACGGTCTCCAGTTGAGCGTCGTGTATCTCCATCGCCAGGTTTAGGGCCGTCAGCTCGTCACCGCGCACGATAAAGCGGCTCTTCAGACCACGGCGAGCGAGCGTGAGCAGCGCGTCTTGCGCCGCTCGCAGCTCGGGCATCCAGTCGCTTCCAACACCCTGCCGGGCAAGCGCCTCGGCGATGTTGAGCGCAGCGATGATGATGTCGATCTCAACTCGCGTCGCAGTGCCTAGCCGCAGCGTGTTCATCGCGTCGTGGTTGCGTATCTTAATCGTGGCGCTGGCGCTGACATCTTCCACACGCCGTAGGCCCGACTGCACCCAGGCCATGTTGTCTAGGCGCACGCCTTTGGGCTTGTACTTGCTGCGCTTTCTCATGACAGCGACTTCCATTTGCTCTTGGGCTCGTTAGCCCTCTCCACGTAGAAGTGGATCAGGAAGTTGAACACCTGCGAGTAGCTCATGACGATGCCCGTGTCAGCGGCCAGCCGGTCACGTATCTTGTCGATGTCGTTGCTCACGGGTATGGTGACGCGTTTGGTCATTTCTTGCTCCTCCAAAACGCCCACACGTACACGGCAGTGTGAGCAATGCCGATCAGCCACATCCACCAAGTCATGTGTTCCCCCTGTTTCGGATGGCATCACCCCATGTGCCACCGCCCTCTTTCAAAATGTGGTCAACAAACTTCGCGCACACCTCACGCTCGGCTGCCAACGCATCGGTCAGGATGTTGACCTGTCGCTCCATTGCTTCCATCTCGGCAGGCCATGAGTTGCGCTCATCAGCACGGACAAGGGCTTCAAAGGCTTTGAGCACTACTGTGCTGTCGCACCAAATGTCGCGGATGCCTGTAAAGTTAAAGCCAGCCTCACGGGCCATGTCTATCGTGTCTCTCATGGCTTCATCCCCCTCAACATCTCTGCCCTGCAATCGTTCCAGCCTTGGATGTACTGGGGATGCTCGGGCGCGTGACGGAACAGGGCATCAGGGACTGCTGGCTGTGCTTTGAGTGCCGCCAGTTCTTTGCCCATCGCTTCGCAGTTCGGGCAGTAGCAAGACTGCACAGGTGCTGGCTGTGCGGGTGGGAAGGGCCAGCTCATGCCACCCCCAACGAGATGGTGAATGGGGACAGCCAGCCGACAAGCGCCCAAATACATCCGGCAACAGCAGCAAAGACATACGACAGTTGGCTAAGGCCACCTCTGAATGACAGCTCGCCAAAGATGACGGATACAGCCGCAGCCGTAACGTAAAGAGCGCAAGCGGTAAGCGCCAGAAAACCAATGATTGCAAGTGCTGTCATGCTTTCTCCACTCGGCCAATCAACCCCACAGGCTCATAGTCCAGCCCCAACTCTCTGGCGTTCTCTGCCTTCTTGTCGAGGGCGGCGTTTACCTTCAACGCTGCAACTTCACGCCGTGACTCAGCCAGTGCATCACTCAGGATTTCCACTTGTCTGTTGGTTGCCTCAAGTTCAGCTTGCAGCACGGCGACCAGCTTTAGTAATTCGTCTTTGGTCATACCACCCCCGCCAGCCACCACAGGCCATAAATGATTGACACAGACACTGCCGCTGATGCCAGTAAGCAGGCAATTAAGATTTTCATTTGATGATCCTCATAAACGCGCCGCATCGGGCGCACTTGTAAATGGGCTGGCCCTCAACGGGCTCCCACATGTGTTGGCAATTCATTTGTACCTCCGCAGCGGCTCGACCTTCTTCTCTGGCGGTGGCGGTGTCATCTTCTCGGACGGTGGGGTCCAGCCCCACTTGCGCCAGGTGGCCTGAACGTCAGCCCCGCTGCTCCACTTGAATTCCTTGTTTGGTACTGATGGGTAAACTTTCATGATTTGCTCCTTCGATTACTAAGTGCCGGTAGGCACGGATTGCTGTCTTCAAGTCTGCACGCAGACTCTCGATCAGCTCGTCTTGCTCAGACAACCGCTTGGCAGCGTCTTGGGCAAACTTCGCCAGGTTGTGCGCTTCCCACGCCTGAAACCTGTTCATGCTTTGGTGGCCAGCGCCAGCAGCTCGGCCCTCTCTCTGGCCACGCGCAGCGTGTTGTAGCGCTGGTGCAGGCGCTCGATGATCTTGACGCGGCGCTCGCCTGCCATCTCATCATCGAGCAGCGCCTTGACCTTGGCCTCTGGCATCGCCGCCAGCACGTCGTTAAGACTTCGCCATGTGTACTTCAATTTTCTTCTCCAGTTGTTCAATTAGCTTGGTCGTGCGGGCGTGTGAGCGCTGCGCTGCGTTGAGCTGCCGCGTCTTGTGCCGCAGCTCCGACTTGGCCGCTCGCAGTTTGGCTTTCCATTGGTCGATGCGTTTCATAGTTTTTCCAAAGTATCTATCTGATCAATAATCCATTGGCAATCTTTACGCAAAGCCGCAAACAAGGGCGCGCTTTTTGCGGTGATGGCTTTATCGCCGCAGGTATGCAAATCAAACGTGTCGTTGTAGACATCCTTGAGCTTTATATGGACCGCCAGCGAGACATCTAACGGTGTGTTCCAAATTAAATTCAATGTTTCTATCGCGTCTTCAAAATCACCCTCACATTGGTTTGACGTGTAGACGCAAAACTTAAAGTCGCCGTTTTCATCAACGTCCTCGGGTAGTATTGATTCGTCTATTTCAAGTTCAATCATTTTTTTCATTTAAGTGCCTCCAAGGCGATTTGAGAAAGGGATAGCTTGTCGTGCAGTGAGCGCCAGATTTTCTCATCGACGGTCTTGTCGGTCAGAAATACGTAGCACCACACGTCATGCCGCTGGCCGCTACGATGCAAGC